GACGCATGAGTTCTGGGCGCATACCGAGGTCCTGCGAGAGGACGATTCCGAACTGCTCATCCTGACCTATCAGGACAACGAGGCTTTGCCCGACACGATTAGGAGGGACATCGAACTAAACCGCACTAAAGCCGAAACGTCTGCGTATTGGGCGAACTGGTGGAAGGTGTACGGCCTTGGTCAGGTCGGGACGCTTCAGGGCGCGATCTACGAGGACTTCGAGGTGGTGGAAGGTATCGATGTCAGCCGAGCGAAATTCGTCGCCTTAGGGCTTGACTGGGGCTTTAGCAACGACCCTACGGCATTGGTCGCAATCTACCGCCAAGGGGACTGCCTGCTGATTCAGGAACTGCTCTACTCCACGGGTCTGACCAACCAAGACATCGCAGACAAGTTGCGGTCGCTGGGGATTACCCGGGCTTGGGAGATCGTGGCGGATTCAGCAGAACCCAAGAGCATCGAGGAAATCTACCGACTTGGCTTTAACATCAAGCCGGCGGAGAAAGGCCCCGATTCGGTCAGGAACGGGATAGACATTCTGAAACGCTTTAAATTGCAGGTAACCAAGGATAGCACCAACCTCATCAAGGAACTGCGGTCCTATACTTGGGCCACCGACAAGGAAGGCAAGAACACGGGGGTTCCGATTGACTCGTTCAACCACGCCTGCGATGCGATGCGGTATGTGGCACTCAACAAGTTACGGGTCAGTAACTCAGGGAAGTACGTTGTGGTTTAACTTTGGGGCATGAACCCCGAACGCATCCTTGACCTGCTCATCGAAATCGGCAAGACGCTTGCAGCCGTTTTCTTCATCATCACCCTTCTAACCCTCCTTTGGACCTTATGAAAGTCGTCCACTACTACCACATCTACTGCGGAGGGAACTGGCAGTTAATCCTGAACCAGCACATGATGGCCGTGTGCAACTACGGCCTCATCAATGTCTTGGACGAAATCCGTGTAGGCATTGTCGGTCCACCCGAACAACGCAAAGCGGTCAAGGAGGTGCTGGAAGGCTCGATGGTGGCCGATAAGGTCAAGGTCGTGGTTACCCGGACCAACGCTTGGGAGCAGGCGACGCTGACCGAAATGTACCGGGCCTCGCAGGAAGAGGAAGCCGTGTACCTGTACGCTCACACGAAGGGGGCAAGCGACCCGTCCCTCATCAACCAACTTTGGAACAGGTCGATGACCTTCTTCAACGTCGTGGCTTGGGAACGCTGCCTGCAACTGCTCGAAGGCGTGGATGCGGTGGGATGTCATTGGATTACAAAAGAACAATTCCCTCACATGGCTGACCACAACAACCCCGACGGCTACCCCTACTTTGGTGGAACCTATTGGTGGGCCAAGTCGTCCCACATCAAGGAACTGGGCGAACCTGTACGGGACCACCGCTGGCAAGCTGAACATTGGATTGGCAAGAAGCCTGACACCAAGGTCCACGACACGAACCCCGGATGGCCGGGTCCCGAAAAGTTTGTAATCACATTTTAACCATGAAAGACAAAGAATTAATCGCCATTCTCGACGAGTTAGACCTCAATGGTGCTGACTGGGAGGGAGGAACCGACAAGGCCAACGGCCACAACTACACAAGCACCTATGCCAAGTACTTGACCGAAATGCGAGCCGACTCCATCAACTTTGTGGAGATAGGCGTGTGGCACGGAGGGTCCATGGCTATGTGGTGCAAATATCTTCCAAAGGCCAAGTTCTTGTTCTACGACATTGCCAACCAAGTCAAGCCAAAGGCTGACAAGCACATTGACTGGACTCGTTCAAGGCTCCACATCGCATCGGCCTACACCCCCGAATCCGTGCAAGTCGCAAGGGACTATTTTAAGAACGGCATCGACTTCCTGCTTGACGACGGCCCGCACACCTTAGACTCCATGTTGCAGGTCGTCAGCCTGTATGCTCCATTGATAAACCAAGGCGGTGTCTTAATGATTGAAGACGTGCAGAGCAAGGATTGGTTCGTGAACCTGTCAGCCGTAGCACCGAGCAATTCAATCTTTGAGGCCATAGACCTAACCGAATCGGGCCGATACGACGACCTTATTGCCGTTTACAAGTTCTAACATGGGCATCCCCGTCATCATCAACAACCGCAACCTGCTGACGTGGCCCAAAGCGATGGTCAGGGACTTGAGCAAGTGGGAGGGGATTGGGGACATTTACATCGTGGACAACGGTTCAACCTACGAGCCATTGATGGAGTGGTACGCCACCAACCCCTGCAAGGTCGTAATGCTTGGCGAAAACTTGGGCCATCAAGCCCCATGGACTTCGGGCTTGGTGCAACAACTGGGAGAACCGTTCTATGCAGTTACAGACCCGGACCTTGACCTTTACAAGACCAGCAAGCGGACGATTCCCATGTGCTTGGAGTGGTTGCAACAATTCCCCCAAGCAGGCAAGGTAGGCCTGTCGCTCCGATGGGATGACGTGCCTCCAAGGTCGTCGTACTATACCCACGTGAACAACTACGAGGCGACTCGTCAGCGTAACTCACGGGTCATCATGGCAGCAAGGGTTGACGTGCCTATCGACACGACCTTTGCCGTTTACAATCGGCAGGAGTACTTCATCGGTGGTGTTTCGTTGCTTGAGTCAGCGAGGCACATTCCTTGGTATTACTCGGAGAAAGAACGCAAGGCTGATAAGGAGTTCAGCCAGTACCTTGCATCGGCATCGTCGGCATCGTCCTACAAAACCTTCTTGAAACTATGAAACTCCAAGACCTGACCATCGACCAGTTCCAACGCATCGGGGCCATTGAGTTCAGCAGCGTCCTTGGGGACTACGACAAGCGCGCAGGGGTCGTCGCAATCGTTGAGGGGGTCGATATATCGTTCGTGAGAGAAATGCCCGCCAAGAGCGTCCTAAAGCGTTACAAGGCCATCATAAGCGAGTGGAACGCATTGCCTGCCCTTGGGTACAAGCGGAAGTTCAAAGCCGGGGGCAAGTGGTGGATTCCAACGGTGTTCACGGATGAGTTGACGGCCGGGCAGTTGATAGAGTTAATGGACGCAAACACGACGGACGAAAAGCAGTTGTTGCAGAACCTCCACCGCATCATGGCAACCTTGTGCAGGGAGGGCGGTCTATTCGGATTATTCCCCAAGAAATACGACGGGGCTGCCCATGCCGAGCGAGCCGAACTCATGAAGAAACACGCCAAGGTCGGGGACGTTTGGGGCGTTGTCAGTTTTTTTTTGTTAAGTTCCGAATCCTACTTGAAAGTTTTGAGCGACTATTCCAAGCACCTGATGAAGACGGCCGAGGGGCTGACGTAAGCCCTCTCGCAGGGTACGGATGGCTTATGGTGGTGTGGAGGATGGCTAACAAGGACGTTCTCAAGTTCGATGCCATCTTTGCGATGAAGGCGGTGGAGTTTCTCAATTATGCGCTCCTGATTCACGACATTTTGGAAGCGGAGAGGATGGAGGCGGAGCGAGCGAGGCGCAGATAGACACATTCCAGCACGGGGGACATTTACCCGTATGGAGTTCAACGTCTTTGTAGGAGGGTCAGGCAAGAAATTGACCGACATCCAAAGGGAGGCCCTTGCTGACTTTGGTGTGGCCCTTGAAGATGGGGCCATTGAGAACAAGTCCCACGCATTGGTTGTCAAGTGGCTGGAAGGGGTGGTCCGCCTTGCAAAGGAGAACCTCGCCAAGTCGAACGCCATCGCAAGCAATGCCCTTTCGCAGTCCATCACCGTAACCCCGATATCCCTCAACGACCAGTCCTTCGTTGTCGCTATTGAGGCAGCAGATTACTGGAAGTTCGTGGACCTCGGTGTCAAGGGTGCAAACTCAAGCAAGCGTGCGCCTAACTCTCCCTTCCAATACCGGGACAAGCGTCCGCCTATCCGTCCGATTCAGGAGTGGATTGCGTTCAAGGGCATTCCGTTAGAAGGCAGGGACAAGAAGGCAGCAAACAGGTCCTTTGCCATCAACATCGCCAACAAGATTCGGAGGGAAGGTCTGCGAGCGACCAGCTTTATGAGCAATGCAGTAAGCCCCGAAATGATAGAGGTCCTGACCGAGAATATCGCAGAGGTCCTCGGCAAATCCATTAGCGTAGCAACAACAAGATAAAATGGCAACAACCGTCCTTTCAGGGTCGCCCCAAGTGGCTACACCCGTTTACAACAAGATGCTTTTCAAGGTCAGCGGTTCGCTGACTGCACAACCCAACTACCGTTACGTCTGCGATGTCAAGAACCCAGCAGGGACCACCCTTGCCCGGCTCAAGTGCGACAAGTTACCGACAACCAGTTACGGCTTCTTCGACGTTGCCAAGGTCGTTGAAACGCTGATTGCACCGACCAAGCCAACCTTGACCCAAACGGGTTTCGTGGATCATGCCGGGTATTATTCGGGATACAGGCTCGATTTCATGGAGGAATACGGCAACACCCCAGTCGTGCAGACAGGAACGGTTACCACCGTGTCGGGCCGTGTTTCCTTTGCAGGAAACTTGGAGCAGTTAGAACTTGCGACTTGGAGTGGGGGTCTGTACTTTCCGAGCGGTGCTATCGTTAACGACACGACCCGGATGCTGACAACCCCGACGACTCGCACGGTCTATGCGGACGGCTACGGATGGCTTTCCATTGGGCAGTTCAACTACGGGGTCGAAAAGGCTTACATCCAATACTGGAGTGCAACAGGAGCGACCTATGCAAGGCAGTTCGAGGTGTTAGCGTCGAGTGTATCGGGGTCGAATGTCGTCCGCTTCGGTGTCGGGCCAATGAACCTCAAAGCCCTCACGTCGGGACAATGCGTGGACGGGAACCCCGGAGATTACCTGTTCCAAGGCAATGCCGGGGACTTCTACGACGTTTACTTCCAAAAGAGTACAAACATCACGATTCGTCAGAGGTACGTCATCGGGCAATGCCAGCGGTTCAACTCCATCCCTGTCCATTTTCAAAACAAATACGGAGGCATTGATTCTTACACCTTTACGCTCAAGAACCGAAAGCGGGCCAACATCAGCAGGCAGACGTTCGGCTACAACTCGGATGTTTATGCGACCACGACTTACGACAAAGTTTGGGCAGGTGAGTTCGACTACGTTTACGCACTCAACTCCGATTGGCTGACGGATGCAGAATCCGCTTGGCTGATTGAGATGGTCAGGTCCGGGCAGGTATGGCTTGAACTGGATGGGCAGTTAGTGGAAGCAATTGTGAACGCCAACACCTACCAATTCACGACCCGAAGGAACGACCGCCTCACGCAGTTGCAGGTTGAGGTTGCAGTCGCTTACAAGAACAACATCCTATGAGCGTAACTCTCATCGCCTACCCTCTCAACGAATCAAACGCAGAGGTTCCCTACATCCTTGACACCATGGGCGAGATTGACATCGCCCTGACCTTTTCGGTGGAGGACATTGCCGACATCACCAAGCGGAGAGGGTCTTTCTCCAAGACGATAACCCTACCAAACACGCCAACCAACAGGGCCTGCTTTGGCTATGCTTACAACATCCAGTCCTTCGTGGGTGGATTCCAACCGAACAAGAAGATTCGTGCTGCGATGTGGGAGGACGGGGTCCAAGTGTTCAGCGGAGTGCTGCAACTGATTTCCATGTCCAAGATTCGGGGCGAGGTTACCTACGAGGTTGGCTTGTTCTCGGACGACGTAAGCCTGTTCAAGTCTATTGAGGGCAACCTCCTTGCGACAACTGCCGGCGTTACCGGCATGAACCACACGCTTACATCGGCCCATGTTTCTGCGACTTGGACCGCATCGGGTGCGAGCGGTTACGTTTACGGCTTGGTGGATTCCTACGGCTACACGGACGTGGTTACGCAGGGATGGTTTGCCGTGCCGTTCTACAAGATGACCCCGAGCATTTATGTCAAGAAGATGGTGGACCTCATCTTCGCACAGGCAGGCTATCGCTACACCTCGGAGTTTTTCAACTCGGAGCGGTTCGGTAAGTTGGTCATTCCTTACGCTGCTGGAGATGTGTCCCTCAACTTATCAGGGTCTGCGATTTTTGTGGGTAGTACGGGTAATGTAAGTGGGACCCTTAACCAAAACCTCACGATGCGGTTTCAAGATGAAACGGGCAGTTACTACGACCGACCCGGTTATTGGGTTCCTTCATCAAGCACCTTCGTCGCTCCATCAGCACCAACCCGTTGGAATGTAACTGTTAACTATGCATTGAGGCACGGGCAATTTCCTGCTGAAAGTAGGTTGAGGTTTAATATGTCAATTAGGGACTTGACCAATTCTGGGGATATTTCAGTCATTCAGGGAATAACCCTTGAAGCACCCGGAGGGCTTACAGGCTTACAATCGACCACATTCTCCAACATCACTATACCTGCGAACATAACCGCAAATATTGGTTTTGTATTTACTAGTTTTTTTAATGCCTTTGCGAGTGGTGCGACAATATTGTCGGGTTCAACGGTGCTATGGGAGTGCTTGGATAACCCGTTATCATTCCCAACCCAGCAAGTTAATATGGCTACGGCCCTGCCTGCTGACGTGAAGCAGAGCGACCTCTTGCAAGACCTGCAAAAGATGTTCAACCTCTACTTCATGCCG